GGTGGCAGTTTATCCACCACCCCGTTATATTTTAGTTATTGATTATCCGTAAACTACGATGTCCTCGATAACTCCGTATTGCGCTCCCGCTGCCATTCGCATAACGATTCGTACGTTATCGTCTCCCAATGTAGCGCTTGTATCGATTACTCTTACTTCTTGAGTGTCGCTTAAAAGTGAACAACCGAAGTAAAGGTTAGATACAGTTGTAGCCATCATAGAATCGGCAGGAAGTCCGTTTGCCATAAAAATAGGCAGTCCGTTAAAACTAAGGCTTCCGTTAGCGTACCACTGAGTTCCCAAGTTGTTAGTACCCGCGTTAGCTTCAGAACCCGTAAGTAATCCGAAACCACCAAGAGCGGCAACGTATGCTTTAGCTACGTTTTGAGAAACATAGATTTTAAGGTCGGGCTTTCCGTAAAGAGTAGACGGGATAGCATCGTAAACGGCTTGCATTTCACCGATAACGTTAGCGGCAGTAATAGCAACCGAAGGCACTAATTGAGCGGGTGGTAAGTTAGGGTCAACCAATGCAGTTGAATAAAGCCCGTCGAATTGTCCTGAAGTTGCGTTAGAACCTTGCCAAATAGAAATTTCGTTAGCGGCAGCTACTTTTTCAGCGGCATACGCGATAAGATAATCAGCAAAAGATTTAGGCAAAGTATCGAAAGAAGAATAACCCATTTCGATTGATTGCCAAGTTCTATGGAATTCAGACTTACAAAGAGTCATATTTACTTGAAGGTCTTTAACTTCCAATACTCTTTCGGTAAGGTCTACCGTACCCACGGGGGTAAAGTCGCAAGTGGCATCTTTCAAGAAATCGGTAGTCTCCAAACGTTGGATAACCGCTTTAAATTTTACGTTAGGCATAACGGTAACCCCGCCGCCTTCGATAGTTGGTGCAGAAAGTAGGGCTGCGGAAACATATTTCCCTGCCCACTGACCTGCATACGTTGTAGTAATTGTTGGATTTGGCATTTTATTAAATTTTAATTATTTATACATTTTATTAAGTACGGAATCAATAATTCCTTTAGGCGCTTTAGAACCGATTTTTACGTGGGTTACTGCGCTTTCATTTTCGGGGTTAAAAGAAATAGGCGCGGGAATTTCTGAAAGTTCGGTAGACTCATTTGCTACTTCGTCAACTTTAGTAATCTTTGCCAATTCGGCTTTTAACATTTCGTTTTCATTTGTTAGTCTTTCGATTTCGCTAAAGAACGTTTCTTTAACAATAGACTCGATAGTTTTTTTAGGCGTTGCTACGGCTTCGGACATTTCTTCTTCTACGGGCTTTTCCTCGGTAGTTTCTTCTTCTTTAACTTCTTCTTCTACTTCTTCTTCTTTTTCTTTTACTTCAGAAATAATACCTTCTTCTACGATAACTAAAATACGTCCGTCTTCTAATTCGTATTCTCCAACGGGAACGGCTATCTTTTGTTCGTCTTCAGTTACGACAAAAACTTCTTTACCCGCTTCAAAAGTTTCGGCTTCGATTTTGGTAACTCCGTCGCCCATAAGCATTTGTTCTAACTTAATTTCGTTAGATAACATTGCTTTGATTTTTTCTAATAGTGTGCTATTTTTCATTTTGTTTTTATTTAGATAAATTTTTGAGTCATTTTTACGATATTATCTAACGGCCCTAAAGAATCGTTAGCTTTTTTGAATTCGGGTAGCGTTTCGGCTTTTAACCCTAATTGGTTTGCTTGTTGCTTAAAGTCGTTTAATTCTTTTGATAAACCACTAATTAAACCTTTTGCTTCTGCATTTAACACCCTTGCTTTTTTTGTAAACGCTTCCATTTCTTTAGTCCAATCAAGGCCTTTTTTATAAGTGGCGTTAGAATCGTTTAACATTGCTTTAATCATATCTAAAGAAGCTAATTCTACTTCGTGCGTTCCTAACTCGGTTTTATCTAATTCTAAACCCGCTTGGATTTCATCGGCTCGGTTAATTTTGTCTAAAATGTTTTTCATAATCTAATAACTTATTTAATTTTTTTTTGTTGCATTTTTATGGTTTCGGATACCAAAGGGGTGGGGGTGGTACGGGGTTCGGTGGTGTAACGTCGCTTCCTATTCCTTGGTTTTGTAGTTCGCCCGTACAACATTTTTTATGATATTTTCCGTTTTTGCATAGACACCCTCTTTTGCCCCCTATTGGGCTGCTTCTTTTACCTTCAATCATTATCCTTGACCTTTATATATTTTTAAATAATTCTTACTTGTTTTTAACTTACTCGCTTTGCTTTTTGCGTGTACGTTTGGGCGTTTTACCTTGGGTTTTGCAACGTGAACTTTTACGTTAGTTTGCTTTGCCATTTCTAATATTTAGAAATTAATTCCCAATTAGTTTGGTTAGATTTATTTAATTCGTTCAAAATATTTGAAGCATTTACATACTCCTTGTAAATAGGTAATTCAGTAACTGCAATTCCAAGTTCTTTAGCTTGGTTAGAAATGCCTTTAAATAAAGCGTTGTTTTCTTGCAGTTGTTTGTTGTATTTAACCTTGTTAGATTCGTAGGTATTTTGTAAAGAGTTCTTTAAGTTGGTTGCATCGTCAAACATTTTTTTAGCTTTTAATGCTTCCGTTTTCATTTTGTTAGATTCTCCTTCTTCTGATTTTACTTTGGCTATAACGCTTTTTAAATCGTCTATTAAAGCTAATTTTGTTTCGTGTGTTTCTAATTCTGTTTTATGAATCTTATTTAAGATTGAATTAATAGTAGCCATTTTATTTTATGTTTAATAGTTTTTTAAGTTCGTTTACAACTTCGGTTGCTTCGTCTTCTTCTGCGCTCATTTCGAATTTATCAGCAAAATAACCTTCTATTGAGAATCCTTTTACCTTTCCTTCTTTAACATCGTTCCACACTTCGTCGTTATTTACTTTCATCGAAATCATCCAAGTTCCTTTAGGTAAGTCGAATCCGTATAATTTAGATTTGTCTTTTTGTTCGTCTTCAATTATCCACGATTCCACAACACTTAAACCCGTTAACTTTTTTTCGTGTTCGTAAGTAGCGTTGTTTTGGTTTGAGCGCATCAAGAATAATTCACTTGCTTTTCTAATTGTGTCGGGAGAAAAGTAAATATAGTATTCTTCGCCCTTTGCGTTTTTGCGGTATATCTGTTTGTTTGGAATTAAAGCCGCACCCATTAAAATCTTTTTCTCGGTGTCAACTTCTTTTAGTTCTACTTCGTGTTTATTTAGCGCTATAAAGTTTTCTTCGATTGCGGGACTATGTACAACGCTAACCGCATCTATTCCGCTTTGTTCGTCTTTATCGTCTATAATGAGTTCGATTATTCTCATATCTAATTAATTAAATTATTTTTAAAGTGTTGCGTTTTCTATTCGGTTTCTGTCCAAACTTTGAGCCGTGGTAACGTGTCCACTAACTACGAAGGCTTGGGTTGGTTGCTGTTGAAGTTGTGCCAACTGATTAAGTCCGTTGTTTCCTACAACGTTAAACGTAGGGGCTTGTGTTGCACCACCTAAACCACCACCGCCACCGTTAGCGCCAACCATAGGCGGCAGTTGCATTCATATAAGTATCTATTAACGCGTTAGCCATTTGAGCGGCTTTCTTAATCTTAAACGCTTTCTTTGCGCTTTCCGTTCCTTTCTTATTGAATAGGTCGGTAAGGTCTGCAATAATTGTTAGTCCTTGCTTGGCAAAGCCTACGTTTCGTTCGAGTTCTGCGCGTTTTCTTGCTTTACTTTCTTCGTCGTACTTCTTTTCAATTTCGTTTATTTCGTTAGCTTTGGCTTCGGCTATTATCGCTTCTTGTTCGGCGTTTCCTAACGCTAAGTTTTCTAACTCAAAGTATTTTTGTCGTACTAATTCGAGTTCGTATTTTTGTGCGCCTAATTGTTTTTCGGTTCTTTTTTGAAAGTTGCTTTCGTCTATTCCTTCAATGGTCGCTTGAAATTCTTGTTCTTTCGCTAACTTATTTTTATTCGCTTCGGCAATAGCGTTTAGTTCGACTTCTTTGTACTTGTCATCTATTGCTTTAAGGTCTTTTTGTAAGACTTCTTCAGCGGTTTTTAAAATAGCGGCTTCTTCTTCAGTTAGGTTTTTAGCGTAGTTAAGTTGAAGATTCTTTAGTTCTTCTTCGTATTTAGTGCGGTTTATTTTTCCGTCGATAAATTTTTTATCTAACGCTTCCCTTTCCGCTTTGTTTTGTTCTTTTAGGAAGTTGTCCCTAAATTCTACAAACGCATTATTACGGGCTTGTTTCTCTTTGTCTATTCCTTCTTCAAGTAAGGAAAGGTCTTGGTTTAATTTCTCCTTACGAAGTTTGGATTCTTCGTCTTGTGTTTTGTTTATATTATCTATTATTTCCTTGTTCGCTGCCTTCGTGTCTTTAACTACTTTTTGGTTATTGCTTATGGTAGTTTTGGTAGTAGTGTTACTATTCTTGGCTTGTTGGGCGGCTTGTTCTTTTTGTGTTCTTGCTAAATCAGCTTCGAATACTTTTAGGTCATTATTCGCGTTGGCTAAATCATTTTTGGAAGCCGCTAAATCTTTATTACTTTTTTCGATAGTAGACCAAAGTTCATTTAGTCGGGCTATTTCTTCTTTAGACCCAAACACGGTAGAACCTTCGCCTTTTCGTAAAGTACTTTTAAAAAGGTCGTATTGTAGTTTCGTTTGCTTAACGATACCTTCGTTCTCCTTTACCAAGTCTTTTCGGTATTGAATAGACGCTTTAAGTCGCGCTCTTTCTAAATCTGTGGTATTTTTTCCTTGTGCTTTGGCTAAACTTATTTGGCGATTAAACGCTTGGTCTTCGGTGTTAAAGGATTCTTCCCTAACTGCCATTCGTTGTCGGGCTTTTGCTATTTCTCGGTCTATATTAGCAATTTGGGCGTTAGTTCGTTTCTTGTCGTTTTCAGACATTTGTTCGGAAGCCCCGTCCGTTAGTCCAATCCAATCGGTAAACTCGGCTATTTTTTCACCACACCAAGTAAATGCAGCTCCTAATTTGTCAAGGTTTCCAATTAACATACCAACCAAAACAACTATTGCACCTATTCCCGTGCTAATTAACGCGGCTCTAAATGCTTTCATAGCTACGCTCGAAGCCGTTGTAGTAGTAGTTAACGTTGTTTGTGCGGTTGTTTGTGCTTTGGTGGTCGCCGTGTCTACTTGTTTGGCTACTATGTTTTCTTTGGTAGTTTTAAAGCTACCCGTTTGGACAAATCGGTAGGCGGCAGTTGCGGCGGTTAATAATCCTTGACCTATTGCGGTTTGGCTTAATACCGTGCCTAAGTTTTTGAATTGGTCTTTCGCTTCCATTACGCCTTGTAGCCCTTGACTTAAAGCCATTGCGCTTTGGATTCGTACCATTGTTTTTTGTAGGTTTTCGGATTCAACACCGATTAAACCCATTGCACCTTCGTATGCTTGGAAGGCGTTTAGTGCGCCCCCAATAGAACCCGACAAGGCGTTAAACTTTGCGTCGGGGTTAAATGCGTCTACTAAGTTTTTAGAATCTTCTATTTGGTCTTTTAATTCGGCGGCTGCCTTGGCGGCTTTGACCGCTTCTTCGGACGTAGCCCCGTATTGTTCTGTAACTTTTTGAAGTTCTGCTAACGCTTCGCGGTATTGGCTTTTTAAGGATTTAACATTGTCCTTTATTTCTACTTCTATTTGTCGCTTTTCTGCCATTGGTTTTCCCTTTTAATAATTAACTCGCGTTTCGCTTGTTTGTACGCCCCCTTAACTGACGTATGTAGTTTGTATTTTCCCTTTGCAATCTCTATTGTTTCGTGTTTATTTACGAATTCATCTATTTGCAAAAGTTGGAT